CCCATACGATCTCAACTGCAATATACCCATCTATGAGAAAATCTTTCATCATCTGCCAAGCAGTTATAGAATCGGAAAATCCAAAACGATTGTATATTTTTTCAAAATATTCTTGATATTTATCTCTTACATCCTGTGAGTAATCTGTTGATAAAGATTTAGGACTACAGAAATCCTTATCAGAATATATTATTGCTTCATCACAAACACTTGATATAAAATCCCTTATCTCATCTTTTATCGAATACTCTCTTAAAATTCTTCTTTTATCTGAATAAGATCTATCAAGATAAGGTATTGACTTCTTATTTAAAACTGATGCAACTGCTCGTCTTGAAAAGAAATCATACATTGAATTTCCTTGTTGCGAATAAGGATCTTCGTTTATTCCAACACCCACTTGATTTCTAGCTACCATATCATCGTAGTTCATTCCCCAAGATGAGAGGTTTCTGAGTATCCTAGAAAATAGTCCTCTGTTCTCAACAGCGGAGTTCATGGTATATTGGAATTGATTGCTATTATTTGATGGATTATATGATGCCATATTCTATTTTATTTTTTTTAATATCTCTATTTATTTTACTACAGAGTGGTTGTAAATTTGTATAGTGGTTGAGATTGATTATTTCTTGTTCACTTTTAGCGGAAGATATCGGGATTATATGATCTATATCCCATCCAGAATTGAATTCTCCTGTGTATATTCCTCTATTTTCCCAATCCATCCAATCTTCAAATCTAGATTCCAGATAGAATCTCATCTCATTAAATGAACAACCTATTATTTCTTCAGTTCTTGTTTTTTTAGAATATCCTGATTCATAAAAACAATTATTAATTAAATTTCTAATATTTGTAGTTAATCTGAACATCACATCATTTTTGCGCCTTCTTGATAAATATTGATTTCTTTTTTCTTTATTCTTATTTTGATATTCTTTTTGATAATCTAACTTTTGATCTCTATTTTCTTCATATCTTATAGAACTTTTTTCTAAAATCAGATCTCTATTCAATTCATAGTATTTAACTTTTTCTAATTTTATCTTATCGATATTTTTAGAATACCATAGTTTATTTTGATTCTTTCTACAATCTTTGCAGTTTGATCTGAAACCATCTTTAGAGGATTTATCATTATTGAATAAATCTAAAGATTTTATAATACTACATTTACTACATTTTTTCATGAAAACATCAAAAATTTAAGTATATATATAAAAAATCCTCCCTTCTCTTTTATTCTTTTGGGAAAGTACTTAAGAAATCTTCTAACTCTTCTCTAAATGATTGATAACCAGGGTGATTGTTCTGATCTTTAACAAGCGCATCTATTACTTTTTGAACTATCTCTTTTCTATAACTCTCTGGATCTTTTCTTTCAATCATATCGGTTTTATTTTCTTTAAATGGTCTTATATGTCTCATTTTTTATTTTATTTTTCTTTATATATTAAAAATGAATTTTATATCCTTTAATTTCTTCAATTTCTGGAACTTTTAGACCTAGATCCAAAAAAACTTGTTCAAGTCTTTGTAAAATGACTAAATTACCATCTCTAATTGTATCATGCTCGTTTAGGAATTCAATAACCTCATCCCATTTGTCTATAGGAAATAATTTAAATATCTGATAGACTGGATTTCTTCTTATATCAAATTCTCCTAACCAACCATCTTTAACTCCTTTAACATCTCTTAGTTGATTATTATCACAATAAATTCCACCGGAAATCCTTCCAGAAATTCCTTCTAAACTCTTTAATTGATTAAAACTACAGGAAAAATCACCACCAACTGAAAGGGGAGAACCCTCTAAACTCTTTAATTGATTAGAACTGCAATCAAAATAACGACCAACTGAAATAGGAGAACCTTCTAAACTTATTAATTTATTATCACCACAATCAAAATTACCACCAACTGAAAGAGGAGCTCCCTCTAAACTTATTAATTGATTCCTATGACAATAAAAACCACCACCAACTGAAAGGGGAGAGCCTTCTAAACTTATTAATTGATTCCTATGACAATAAAAATTACCACTTACCTTTCCAAATTTCAAGGGAAGTTTAGTTAATGCTTTATCGTGTAGATTAACATTTCCATCAACATCAATAGTTGAGTCTTCATTGATGGTATAATTCTTTATACCAAATTTTTTACATATAGAATCTATGTCCTCTTTTGATTCTTTAATAAAGTTTTTATATCTGAACAATCTCATGTTTATATATATAAATAATGATAAACTCAAAACCGAACAATAAAAATTATCACCAAGGAAACTATATTCCAAAAAATAGAGAAAAGGTTATTAAATTTAATAATGAAGGAGGAATCTATTATAGAAGTTCGCTTGAATATCGAATGATGATATTCCTTGATAACTCCGATAAAGTTAAAAGATGGGGTGCTGAATGTATATCAATACCTTATCAACTAACTCACTATGAGAGTAATGGTGATATAAATCTTAAAAATCATACCTATTACTCAGACTTTTATTATGAGCTCGAATCAAATAATGGTATAAGAAAAATAATAGTTGAGGTTAAACCAGAATCAGAATATAAAGATGTAATTCTTTTACAAGAAAAGAAATTTGAAGTACCAGATAATCCAACTATCAAAAGGTTAAAAAATCTAGAATATAAATTGAAGATGGCTCAAAAAAACCTAAAGAAGTGGGAGACCATGATAAAATTTTGTGACAAGAAGGGTTGGGAGTTCATAGTAATCACAGAATCTACACTTAAAAAGCTTGGGGTTTAAAGTGAGTGTAGTCCCAATCCACCGTTAGATCCTTCTAATGAGACCAATCTTATAGAAGATTCTGGATCTCCTTTTTTCTTATAAATCTCATTGAATGCTTTTGCGATACCTCTTTTGAATATCTCAGTGAAATAAGCGAATGGATTCACACTTTTTTCTTCATTGAAATTATACCAGTTTGCATACATATCAAGTAATCCACCTTGTAAGCAATCATTTCTATCATCATTGCTCCAATACCTCATTTTTTTTATTGTTTCTTTGCCTAAAATCTCTAGCATCCTTTCGGCCTTTCTTGTGAGTTTTCCTTGAGCCTTTGAGACAATTATCTCATAGTATAAATCCTTGTTGTTTAAGTACATTCATGTAAATTATTTTTTATTTGGTTTCATGTTATACATTTAATAGTAAAAAAAGTTTAAAAAAAAAGGTGGGAATTATAATTATATAATTCCCACCTTTTTTAAATCTATTAATAATTATTTTCTAATCCTTTCGTTATATTGAAGTTCTTTAACAGCTTGTAATTCAGTACTTAGATTATCATTTCTTTTTTCTAAGTTTGAAAGAGCTTCTTTAAGAACCTTGCTTTCTCCCAACATCTGAATAGATGCTTTTACTTTTGATATATTAAAAGTAACATCTTCGAGTTTCAACTCGATTTGTCTTTCTTTATCTTCTAACTTTCTTTTTGATATTAATTCATTACTTAGTCTATTTTCGTAAAAATACGTTAAATCAAAATTCAACTCATTTCTAACTTCATTTACTAACTCAACGGCTGAAGAATACGCAAAAAGAGAATATCCATATCTCTCATCACATCTATAAACGTGCATATTGTTCTTAAAATTGAAAGCAAATACTTCTAATGTAGGATTAATAAGATTTGATACTCTTTTAACAATATCCAATTCTACAAATGAGTCTATATTATTAGCAACCTCTTGTATAAGTGGATAAAAATTCTTATTTACGATAGGAACAATTGGAGATGAGAATATACTCTCTAAAGTAGATTCACCATTCAACTCATCATCATTGATAAAAATTGCCTTTTTCTGAACACCGATACCAACGGTAAGATATTCAGATATCCTAAAATCAACTCTACTTTCAGAAACATTGCAGAACTGAAGAGCAGTTTGTAGGTTTCTAAGTGTTCTCAACTTATTCTCATCCTTTACATGGTTCTCTAAAAGAGTTTTTTCAATTGCACTTTCTGATAAAAGGAACCAAGAATCCTTTATGAAAGCAAGATGTCCTTCTTCAACCTGTTCTACAATTGTATAAACAGATTCTCCTTTACCACCACTTAAAAGATTAGTTCTTTTCTCTGGAGACTTTGTAAGATTGTGTACAAAAAGTTTTATCTCAGGAACCCAGTCGTAAATGGCCAATTCATTAAGAATCTTAGACATTCTATCTTGATCTGTTTCTAAATTGATAGTCTGTAATAGTACGTTTATTGGTTGTCTTAGCAATTCACCTTGATTCTTTGTATTTAGGATATTATAAAGTGACTTAAGCTCATAAACAAGCTCATACTGAGCAAGATCTGAATTCAAAGATTCAAGGAATTTTTTAACACTCTTATCATAAGTATATGGCCTTAGCCTTTCGTTCAAAGAGTGTATCATTTGTTTCTCTCCGAATTCCACAAAGTTATTTAAGTGTCCTTCAATTACATAAGAAACATCCTCTTGATCAAATGATAGGGATTTCTTAAAGTTAAAAAGTTCGAGTTTTAGATTCTTCATATTAAAATTTTATTTTTTCTTATTACTATATATTATGTAAAAAAAGTCATTTTTTTCAATTTTGGTTTATCCATTATTTGATAGATTTTGATCATTTGCATTTGGATTTCCAGGTCTTGCAGAACCACTTCTCATCGCAACTATATTGTTGAACCATCTTGTTCTAAATGGTCTAATTTCTTGGTCTCTAACAAATGCCGGATAATAACTTTGAACTTCTATTGATGCAGTTAGTTTTATTGTAGTTTCACTTGTTAAATTCTGCTCACGAACAATCTCAATAGCATTTGTATCTGGTTGCGTCATAACCGCATCTATGTGCATATAATTATGTTCAAAATACATGAATTTATAAAGCCAAAGTGTGTTCATTATAGCCTGTGAGCATTTAAAAACATCTATCTCTGTTTTTAAAAGAATAGTAAGATCATATGTCGCAGTGATTGGAATCGCTCTTACCTTATTCAATACTCTTTTTACTTCTTGATTATCCTCAACTACATTTCTAAGCCAAATATTAGGATTTCTGAATTCATCAGATCTTATTTGCCAATTTGTAAGTGTTATATGTCCTCTCGGTATAATATCAGTATTCAGCTCAACAAATCTATTATTTGAGACTATATCATCTGAAAAACTATCCAATAAGAATCTATCGGATCCAGTAAGTGAATAATAAAAAGGAACATTTACTTCAACATCACCTGATGTGAAATTATTTGTCCATTTTACTCTTCCTTCTAATGTATCAAGAAGGCACATGGTTAGGTCCCTGAAATATACATCACTATAATTGAACTCTTCTCCTATTCTTGGCATAAACAATCTAAAAAATTTTCTTATAACTATATATTAAATAAAATTATCTCTATATGTCAATTAATAATCTTTTACTTTGGGAAAAATGGAGGCCTTCTAAAATTGAAGACCTTATTCTTCCAGAAAGAATAACGAATCATTTTAAAAATGGAATAACCAAAAATTTTATATTTTATGGAAATTATGGAACTGGCAAAACGTCACTTGCTAGAGTTCTAATAGGAAAATATTCAGGAGAAAAAGCTTTCTTAGAGATAAACTCATCACTTTATACCTCAATTGATATTCTTAGAAATGAAATTGAAAGATTCTGCAAAACTGTTCCAATGTTTGAAACAGAAGATCCTATAAAATATGTATTTCTCGATGAATTTGATAGAGTATCAATACAATATCAAGATGCTATGAAAGCTTTTATAGAAAGATATCATAATAATGTGAGATTCATACTTACAACAAATCACTATAATAAAATATCTGATGGAATAAAATCCAGATTTACTTCAATAAATTTTGATGTACTAAATAAAGATGAAGAAAAGTTTATAAAAACTGGAATTTATAAAAAGGTTATTCAAATTGCAGAATCAGAAAAAATTGATATAAAAAAAGAAACACTTATTAATATAATCAATAAACAATTTCCAGATTTAAGATCAATCATTGTACAATTACAAAATATTAAAGATACCGGAGATATAAGTTCATCATCGACTATAATAAGCAACAAACTAATTATGGATACTTATGATATAATATATGATAAATCTGCTGATTATGAGAAAATATATCATTTTATAATGTCTGCTTATGGTCCAGATAATATGGATCAATTATTCAATGTACTTGGTAGGAATTTTATTGATTGGTCTTTAAAAGAAAAAAAGAATATTGATTCGCTTTTTAAATGCAATTATGTTATTTCAGAACTAAGGGAAAAATTAGAATCGAGAACTGATCCTATAATACTTGGAATGACGTTAGTTGGAAAATTCAGAGATTTACTTAACTAATATTCTATCTAAGTAATTTAAAAATGAATTTTATATCCTTTAATTTCTTCAATTTCTGGAACTTCTAAACCTAGATCCAGAAAAACTTGTTCAAGTCTTTGTAAAATAATTAAATTGCCATTATCACGGATCACTTCATACTCATTTAAGATTTCAATAACTTCATCCCAGTTGTCTCTAGGAAATAATTTGAATATTTCATAGACTGGATTTCCATATACACTAAATTCTCCTAACCAACCATCTTTAACTCCTTTAACATCTCTTAGTTGATTATCAGTGCAATAAATTGCGCCGGAAATCCTTCCAGAAATTCCTTCTAAACTCTTTAATTGATTAAAACGACAAGAAAAATAACCACCAACTGAAAGGGGAGCGCCTGATAAACTATTTAATTGATTAAAACTACAAGAAAAATGACCACCAACTGAAAGAGGAGAACCCTCTAAACTTTTTAATTGATTATGACTACAATTAAAATTACCACCAACTGAAAGGGGAGAACCTTCCAAACTCTTTAATTGATTATACTGACAAGAAAAATCACCACCAACTGAAAGGGGAGAACCTTCTAAACTTATTAATTTATTACCATGACAATAAAAATAACCACTTACCTTTCCAAATTTCAAGGGGATTTTAGTTAATCCTTTATCGTATAGTTTAACATTTCCATCAACATCAACTGAGTCTTCATTAATGGTATAATTCTTTATACCAAATTTTTTACATATAGAGTCTATGTCCTCTTTTGATTCTTTAATAAAATTTTTATAACGGAATAATTTCATAGATAAATTCTATTTTTTTTTATTTTTAAGCTCATCAACAACATAATCAATAAAAGAATCGAATTCACATTCCTTACCATTTAGAAACTCAAATACATCAAACATTATTTCTCTATTGCCATTTTTCATATTTACATAAAAGTCTGGTGAAGTTTCTCCGTTCTCATATATAACTATTTTTCCCTCTAACCTACCTTGAATTATCTTTCCACTTTCAAATCGAAGATCTGGTACATATATTATCCCAATTATTTGTGTTTCATCTTTATAATGTTTAATATCAAGAAATTCAAATTTAAAAAGTCCTGAATCATCCTCAAGAATAGTTTCGTTTTCTAAAAATTGAAGATTTATATGCTCTTCCTCTTCCTTCCCATCTTTATGTGAATCTAAAAAAGTCTTTTCTTCCCTTGAGATTGATTGTATTCCAAACTTTAATATCTTATCCAATATCTCATCAAGTCTTTCACTTGAACTAAATCCCTCATATCTCATAAGATGTTTCATATGTTATATATTAAGATTCAATTTAAAATTTTCTATTTTATTTTTAACCGATTTATAAACAACATCGATAAATCCACTTGTTTGATATATCATCAGATAATGGTTATCCAATTGTTCAAATATCTCGGATAATTTTTTAAATCTAGTGCCACCAATTATGGAATTTATTATAGAATCTCTATTGAACATGATCTCTTCGTCTTTGTATGATTTAATGAAAACAACCATTATTCCATCAGAACCATCACTTGGATGACTTAACATTTTATTAATATCACATCCATCAAAATATCTTATTATAATACCATCCAAACTTGTTTCACTTATCAATCTCATTCATTATAATTGAAATTTTTTCTTCCCTTATATAAGACTTCACCATTTTATTTAATTTGTCTTTAAACTTCTCATCACTTTCATATCTTTCTAAAAAAGATTCAAAATAAGAATGTGAATTCTTTAAAATGGTGAAATACCCATTATTAAATGCCTTAGAGTTTACATAAGCAATAAAATGTTCATATAAGATATGATCTTTAATCATATCTTATATATTCACACTTCCTTCTCTGTTAAAAATCTCCTGAGAAAATATCCATTACAACACTCAAACGTTTCGTGATTTCTGGCAATCCCAAGGGAGAAATAATTGAATTTATCGGGCTTATGATAGATTTGAAGAATTGAATATCATAATCGACCTCAGGTCCGAATTCCATTGGATACGATCCCCGCACATAAGCAAACATATCATTTATTTTAGAATTCTTCACATAATAATATTTTATCTTTGTTCCAGATTTGACAAATTCATATTTAGACTGCAATGAAGGATTTTTAAATAAAAGATAGTTGTGATAAGCAGATGCTTTGACAGCAAAGTGAGCACCACTAACAAAACTCAAAGAATTCTTATCATCAAGAACTTTTGTATCGTATTTAGAAACAGAAGATTGCATCGCGATATCATCAATATCAGCTAACTCAAATTCTTTTCTTAAATCTTTTACTAATTTTAAAAGATCTTTTATATTAAAGTCATCAGGATGTGAAAAAAGATATTTTACTATATCCACAATCTTATTTCTCGCAAAAAGTGGAGTTGAAGATCTTACGAGCTCAACACCTTTTGGGAAGATATAATTTAACCTATCATATGTAATCCCATCTTCATATACAATATGTTGTATATATTTCTTCTTAGCAATATTTATAATTGACTCTGATATTCTTTCTAATTCAAAATCTTCTCTATTCTCAACTCCATAATTTTTTGCATAATCCTCAAGAGACTTTTTAAAGTATCCACCGATCCTAAAATGATCTATTCCCTGAATATAATCCAATTCATTGACCCAATTCCAAAATATCTTATTATTGGATAAGATTTCAGAATTTTCTTTCGAATTGAGTTCATAATCTTTAACAAAAAATCCATCTATTATTAATATATCAGGCGAATTGTCCTTTAAGAAGTTTATAAAATCACTTACCTCTCTAAATATTCCTAAACAATTTGAATTCGTTGTTATTGTTTCTTGTCTTTTCTCCAAAATAACAAAAGATTTTTGCAAACTATCTATTTTTGATAGAGGAAGATTTCTCCATTCAGAATTTTTTATCGCGGGATCATATGATACAAAAATTGAATCCGTGTCAGCATACACAGAAACAGTTTCTTTCTCACCTATCTTAGATATATTTTTAATGCACATTTTTTTATGCAATTCAAAATCTAAATGCCATTGATTATACCAATAATCTTGGTTGATAGTATCCATGGTTTTTATAAGGTCTCTACCTTGCGCTGTTATGCTAGATGCTACCCAATTGTTGAACAAGACGAAATATTTCGTTGCGAATGCACCATACGATCCATTCAATATAAGTTTTAGCCACTCCCCCTCAGATTAATCCGAGGGGGTCAAAAAAGAGCGAGTTGCAACGCATTGAAGTAATCAGCTTCTCTTTGCAACTCGCTTGCCTGTTTTTTTAGTGACATGAGTTTATTTATTTTATCCTCTTTTGTCATTTTATTTTTATTATTTTTTATAATTAAATTGATTTAATACTTTTAACCTTATATTTCCAACCAGAATCTGAATTAATTTCAAAGGCTTTTGCAATTCTTTCAGCTTCTTCAAAATCTTCAAATTCCCATATTTCTTCTATATTTAATAGTACTATACCTTGTTTTCTTCCATTCTGCAATTCCTTGATTATAATGTGTGATTGTTTCATTTCTATTATTTAATTTACTGTGTAAAATCTTGTTCGAATGATATCATTAATTGGCTTTCATCATCTTTAATGAGAATAAATGTTTCGAATACATGTGCATCTATATCTTTTCCACCGTCATTTATTGAAGACAGGAATTTTTTATTTATACTTAGTTGTTTGTTTTCTTCTGTTATATAATCTATCTCAATTTCCCAAAGGTTTGTTTCTGATATGAAAACTTTGTAGTCTTCTATATTTATATTTAAAATTCTTCTTGTATCGTCTGAATTGATTGTTGATAGGCTTTTAATATCGTTGAAGTCTGAATTTTTTATTCTAAATGACCAGTTTTTATTCTTAAGATCTAACCTTTTATTAAGTTGTTCTTTTGTTATTTCTTTTATTTCTGATGTTTCTCCGGTTTCTATATTTAGTTTGAATTTATCATTTTTGATTTGAACACTGCGAGCTTCTGAATTATTATCATTCTCTGCTTTATGTATTATCATCATTTCTATTTTATGGTCTTTTTTTATAAAAGACATATTTTTAACAAATCTTTTTGCGCTTGTGATAATTATATTGATTGTGTGTGTTAATTCTTCTTTTATAAGAAGATAATCCTTTGTGGGGATTTCATAACTTTTAAAAGCAAGTACAATACTTTCGCTTCCTATCATAGCGTACATGAAAATAGAATCATTATCTATTTTTATCTTTATTGTATCAGATATTTTTGTAAGATCTTTTATTTTTGATAGGAGATCATCAAAATTAGATTGTTCTAATAGTATTTTGAGTTTTTGGCTCATGTTTATTTTTAGGTATTTTATATCTAATATATAATTAAAAATATATTTTGTTTAGATGTTAAAGGAGGAAATTATAGGTAAAAGAGTTCGTCTTATAAGAATGGAGGATCCTTATACAAAGTTGAAATCTGGCGATGAAGGTTTGGTAACTGGAGTTGATGATTTAAGTCAGATAATGGTTAAATGGGATGATGGTTCATCTTTAAGTTTGATTCCAGATTTAGATGAATATGAGATATTAGAGTCTAGAAGGATAAAATTATTCTTAGAATTTGTAAAAAATTACGAATCATCGTATGTTGATGAAAAATTAAGTGAGTTAGAAGAACTTGTTATGTCTTTTTCGGATGGTAAAGATCTTATGTATGAATGGAAGAATGAAGATGATCATAATATTGTAATAACATATCAGATCAATGGAGATTCGTTCAAATATGAATTGGATATAGACTCTGGTTTCATTTCAAAAACTCAGAATGATAAGATTGTCATGGAGGAAATTATTGATTCTGTTGAAGAAGGATTGGATATGATAGAGAAAGACATGCAATCAGAGTTGGGTATAAGTGAGAATTACGATTTCTTATTTGAAGAATTGGACAGATCAGAAGAAATTTGCAATACTTTTATTGATTGGTTATCGGAAAAAGATTTTAATATTTCTTCTGATATAAATTCCAAATTACTTTCGATATTCAATGATGATACTTTATCACCTAAGGATAAATCAGAGAGGATTGTTTCTTTCATTGATATGAAATTTGGAGTTGATGAATATTCAGAGATGGTTGATTATGTCAATGATCTGATTGAATCAGAATCTCCTATTTTAGAGAAGAATGTAGCTGTTGATCAGTCTTTATGGAGTTCTTGTAAATCTTGGGCAAAGACAAAGTATGATGTTTGGCCATCTGCTTATGCGGTTGGTGCGGCTGCTAAAAGGTATAAGAAAAAAGGTGGTAAGTGGAGAAAAGAAAAAAAGAAAAAAAAGAAATAATGGAGTACTTATTAGAATTCAATGAGTTTATAAATGAAGAAAAAAAACCAAAAGGTGGTTTAGATAAGTGGTTCAAAGAAAAATGGGTTGATATATCAAAGACAAATCCAGATGGATCTCACCCACCATGTGGCAGGGAAGATGCTGATAAAGGAGGTTATCCAAAATGCAGAAAAGTAAGAGTTGCTGCAAAAATGTCAAAGAAACAGAAAAAAGCTTCTGTTTCTAGAAAAAGAAGAGTTGAGAAAGAAGGATCTAAGGGATCTGGTAGAAAACCAAATTATGCAAAATAATTAAATTTTGATAAATTCAGGAACTTTAAATCCACATACTTTAAAGTCAGTAGGACTTGGAAGAGTTGTTTTAATTGTAAGAATTGAATACACAAAATATCCAACACCAATTTTTGGAAAAGTGAATCCAATGAAAATGAAAATAATTGGAATAAGAATTGGTGAAAAGGCAACAAATTTAACATAATTTTCTTTAAGACCAATGATATTCAAAAGGCAAACAAGATGTCCTTTCTGATGTTCTTTTACTTTGATTGAATCTAATTTACCACCAAGTAGATAAGCAACCAGAATATGTGAAACTTCGTGTAGTAAGAGAGCTGGAAAATTGATTACTTGTTTCAGAGTTTTCATATAACAAATATAAGGAAAAAAGTGTGTTTTTATACTAATATATAGAATATAAAAAATAATATATATTACAAATATAGTAAAAAAATGATTTTTTCATACTAATATATATAGAATAAAAAAAATATTTTAACATGAAGCATTTAAAAACATTTGAAAATTTCAATTCAGTGGATGAAGGTATCGGAAGTGATATTCTATCATTTTCAAAAAAGAAACTTGGAATAAAAACCAAAGAAGAAGAATTCAAAGATATGTTGGATAAGTTTATTGTCGCTTATTCAAAACGAATGAAAAAAATGCCTACTGATGCTGAAATTGAGAAAGTAATGGATCTTGCTAAAGAAGATAATTATGATGGTAAACCAGGTCTTAGCGATGGAATGGTTCTTAGATACAGAAAATCAGATGATATAAGCTGGAAATCAGGTGGTCATACATTTGGATCAGGAGAATGATTCCAATAATTCTTTATCTATATCATTAAGTGAATTTATTCCTTTTAAATTAATTTTATCAAGAACTATATCAAGAGTAGTATTATTTTTGATATAGTCCTTTTTAACTATTTCAAAGTCTTCATCTTTAAATTCATATTTATCCATTAAAACATCAAAAGTAATATCTTCGTACTCAAGTTTGACATAATTCTCAAATAATATATTAATTATAAAGTAAAAATCACTTTCTTCAATATGAAAATATGATATCATTTCATTTTCGGATACTCTTTCATCAAAAGCATCTCCTGGCATACTTTGAACCTTCTCAGAGATATCCTGAGGAAGTTTTTCATCAATCTCTTTCAGTCTTTCAACAGTCTCGTATGTTTTTACTTTAAAGAACTTCATATTGTAAATATACAAAAATTATTTTAAAATTTGATCAATTCTAAAATCTCTGTTAGAAATAATTTCCGATTCTTTTACTAAAACTTCTTCATCGAATAAAATAACTTCTGATTCTATTGGAGAAATAAGTTTAGAAACAAAGAACATCAACTCATCATCAAAATAAACATTTTTAACTATATAATCAGAATCTCTATTGTTTTTTAATGATACTATATCTCCAATTGAATAAGGGAGATTGCAAATTTCATTTCCATCCGAATCATATTCATAATATTTTGATATGATGCCAACTGCGTTTTCTATCATAGTAACAGCGCCGATTATTTTTATTAAGTCAGTTGAAATGAATTTAATTTTTCTATTTACATATTCATTATTCATTATTTTAAAATATGATTCTTCTACCTCATATTTTACGTAATTTACACAATCTTCATATACAATCGATTCTAATGGACGATGCAAAACATCCTTAAAATATGATATCGCCAATCCTCTTTTATTTAATTCAAATAAAATATTATCAAATCTTTTCAGTGATCGTTTCGATACGGAATAATCAAATATAAAACTTATTTTTGGAATATCTGTTGTCGAAGGATCAAAACTTCTATCAGAAAATCTAAGTTTAAGTAATTTTTCTTGTTTAGGTGATATTCTCTCAAAAGCAGAAACTTTTAATCGAATATCTCTAAGTCTTTTATTCCAACGTTCTTCAAATGATTTACCATCAAACATACTCATTGACTTTAAATTTAACCTCGGCTCTTTCTCGAATTTCCTCAAATGTCCATTCTTTAAGAATCTTGCCATTCTCAAATACTTTAACCATATAATCACCTACCAGATCGGTTGTTTCTTGAACTGTTTCCCATTCTTCAACATCACCATTAACCTTTCTTAGAAGTTTCATAGGACCCTTCTTAGAAGTTTTAAATGATTGTTGGATTTCTCCATTCTCATCAATCTCAATTGGTCTTTTGATAACGTCTCTTAGTTCACCATTTAAAACAATTGCTGAACACTTGAAAGCGAATTTCTGAGTATCTCTATCTACTTTTTGAAGCAGTGCTCCTCCCATTCCAAATACTAGATTCTCTGTTGAGAATCCTTCATCTACCATCATATCAAGAACATCTTTGATTGACTCATAGTTAACACCATCTCCTTGAATAACTCTAAGGTGGTCATCAAGTACTTTAAATCCCTTTGAGTTGATTCTACCACCGAATTTATCCCAAAGAATTGAGAATATTTTTTTAAGTGTTTGTACTGGATCCCCGCTATCGGGTCTAATAACAAGTCTTCCATCAAGGTTTAGAATTTTATCTCTAAGATCTTCTCCCCAATATTTTTCACATGCTCTAATGATATTATAAGAATCTGATACACAGGCTCTTATTCCTTTATAAGAATCCAACATGTTTTCAAATGCTTTAACTTCATTCTCTTCTCCCCAAGAAGTAATTGTTGAGTGTTCTGATGCTGGAATTGAGAATCCCAACATTTCACTTGTATTGTAAAAATGTTGTGCAGTTAGGATAGCAGTTGCGGTATCTGTTCCTCTGAAATTGATTAGATGAGCGGATCCTCCGATTCCTGAACTTTCAACAGATGAGCATCCTCGGAAACCAAAGTCATGAAGACCAAATTGTACAATCTGATTTATTGTTTCTGCATCATAATCTGTTGTTTTTTTCAGATAATTGATAAGAACTTTTTTTATTTCTCTTGAAAGAGTTCCAACTGTAATTGGGTACCAAGCTTGTAGAAGAATGCTTTCAAGATAGTTTGTTAGCCATCGTGTAAGTTCTCCTCCATTATTTTCAACTTCAATTAGTATATTTCCAGTTGGTACTACCGATCCCTCAGGAACCGCTTTAATTGTAACTGGTAGATGACCATCAAATTCATTTAGAATGAATCTCCAGCCTTCTTCATAGAAGTTTCCTGGGCCTACTTGTGCATCCCAGAAACTTTTTGCTTGTTGGATTTTTTCCTCTGTTACTACTCTACCAGTAAGATAATTTTTGATAATGTATTGCAGTCCATAAAAAAGTGTGTTATCAAACTTTCCACCACGACTTTCAAGGTAGGAAATTACTTTTTGTGTTCCTTTAGGATATTGTTTAAAGTGTGTTGGTTTATAACTATCTGTAAGTAGTAGAATGTTGTTAAAAATGTCGTAGTTCATCTTATTTTAATTTTTTAATTGTTTCTGTGAAAAGTTCTTTGTGTTCTTCCATAATATCGATGTCTTTTACATCGTATATTTTGAACCATTTTAATTCCATGATGTCATCCGATGGTGTTATCATTCCCCATTGATATTGACAAGAGAATACCGATGTCATAATAACATCGTCTTCGCCTCTGAATCTCCAATCTTTTATTTTTTTAGAAAATAGAAAATTGTAATCTGCAGTAACTGTGTTTCTACCAGTTTCTTTTGTAACAACTCTCTTAGCTGCGTATTCTATGTTATCGTCTTCGGGTCTTAGAAATCCACCAATGAATCTCCATTTTGATTCATCATATTTTTTTGCCAATAGTATTTCAGTTTTATCTGAATTGTGTATAACTACATCAACAGTTGGAATAACTCTTGGAAATAGATTATATGCGTGATATATTACACCGCTTCTAAAGTCTTGGGAATTTTTAACCTGATCAGATAATATTTTTCTTATATCTGTTCCAGCAATTGTTGAAAGTGGTTTAAGTTCTTTTGTTTCAAATTTACCACCACCTTCTTTATAGTGTGGTATAAAAGAATCTCTACTTCCGTACATAAGTACCTCACCATGTTGATATACTTCTCTGATTCTTCTATCTAATTCAGTTGCCCATCTTTTATTATCTGATTGGTCTGGAATTGCCATTATCACTGAATCTGGATAATGTGTTTGTACCATTCGTTTTCTTGTATCAAAATCCAAAGGATTTTTTCTTGTTCCTACAAATTTTGGAACTCCAAGAAATATAATGGTTTTTTTGTGATTATCAACAACTTGTTTGATAACATGGTGATGTCCTTCATGTAGATCATGAACTTGAAATCTTGCCACAACAACACCTATTGAGTAGTTTTTAACGTCTTCATCCATTTTTTTAGGATTTTATATTTACAAATATAAGGATTAAATAAAATCTCTTAAAGTTTTTCTTAAAAAATTTTCTATTTCTATTGCTTTTTTTCTTGTTGTTTTAACATCGAGTTGCATTCTCCATATTTTTTCTTCTTCGTCATCGGAAGGATTTGATATTTTTATATCAATATCATGATATGGTTCAACAAAATTTTCAATCATTGTGTAAAATATTACAATATTTCCACTTTCTATTTCTACATTGTATGTATCTGATTTATCAATGATATCGCCTTTTTTGAATATGGTATTATTTAAAAATTTTATTTCTTCTTTTACTATTAACTTTTCCATTATCTTCCTAAATAGTTAAACAATTCGATAATATGTTTTATTGTGAATTGTAGAGATTCAATGTTTTTATTAGTTGATCTAAGAAAGTCAATATAATTATCTATTATTTCTATGTTTCTATTTTCTTCTGCAATATGAGCTTCTATCATTATCGTCTTTTCAGTTGTATTTGTTTTAACGGCAAAAGAAGTAGCATAATAAATGAATTTATCTTGTCTTAGCTTCTTTAACTTAACATCTTGTTTGGATCTTTTCTCAAGAAAAACTGAAACCTCATCATTTATTTTTTGTCTATAACTGAGAGAAAGTGCTTGAACTTCCATTATCTTTTTTGCACTTTGTGTGTTTAGATCCATTTTAAAAATCTCAGTCAATGGTTCAACACTATTGTTCCATTCTTCTCTTCTTACTTTAAAGAAATCTTCAAGTCTCTGATTTGTTTCTTGGACCTTTTTTATCCTTTCTAACTCTTCTGGCGGATATATTATCATA